AGGAAGGCCGTTGCAGCGAGCCAGGAACTCGTCAGTAAGCGTGATGGCTGGGTCTCGGTAGACATACTCGTCGAGTTGTTTACGGAACGCCACACCGGTCCCTGTGACGCGCATGGCGACAAGCAGGAGGTTCTCGTATCGCTGAGGGCTGGTCAGCTTGCCTTCCGACATCGCGCGGGCAATCCCGAGCTCGTTCATGTCGAGGCGGTCAAGGATGACCTGCACGCCCGGATGCAGAGGTGTGGGCAGTCGATCGAGCGGCGCCCACTCGTAGTCCTCGGACTCCTCGTTGATAGTGGGCTTGAACTGCTCGCTGACGCGCGTGATGAATGAGGTAAAGTCCGAGTCGTCAGTCTGGGTGCGCGTCCATGGCATGACTGCCCCGAAAGACTCAGCATCGATGCCGAGCTCTTCGAAGCACTCCCTTATAGCTGCGTCTTTGGCGCTCTCGCCTTCTTCGATGTGACCCGCCGGGATCGACCACTCGCCTGCGTGATCGCCGTCGGGTCCCCGCTTGATCAGGAGGACACGGTCCCCCACCTTGAAGAGAATTCCTGCAGCCTTGATCACTAAACGAGCTCCCAAGGCTGCAGGCAGTAAGAGTTATTTGGTCATCGCCTCCGCGCGGGCGGCGGCAATCAGTCGATCGTGTTCTTCGTTGTCAGCCTGTTCTTGAGGCGTCAGCAAGCTCGTGGAACGCTTGATCTTGCCAAGCGGAACGATGCCCGAGGCATCCCCGTTCCATCGTTCACTGCCCACGTAGTTTTTCTCGTCAGCCATGTCCTTCTCCTTCAGTTGGTGAGTTTTTATACCACACCACCTCGGAAAAGTAAAGGGCTAGTTATCCTCGATACCTTCACCCGTCAAGTCCATCATCTCGTCGGTGCGTTCACCGAGGTAGGTGCAGTGGATCAGGTGGTTGGCGCCCAGCTTGTTTGCTTCGTATTTGTCAATACGCCACATCGATCGGGGACCGAGGATAATCTCCTTCTCGTAGTGCTTGCCACCATCACCTGTAATCTGGCCCCCGACGACGAGCCCCGGCGTTCCTGCGGGGATAGTCATCTTCATGAGCGTATTGCTGCCAAACCCGAGCGACGTCTGACGACTGCGTGACGTGCTGGCGAAGCAACGATGCTCGAAGCAACGTCCCACAGAGTCAGCAGGATTGCTGAAGCCGGTCAGCTTGCTGATGTCGCACTTCAATCCTCGATAGACGGGAGTATCCGCGGGGACGTGCGAGTTCTTCAACGCCTCTTTCAACAGCCCGATTTGCTTTGACGCCTTGACGCCTTGACCGTCGTGTTCATCACTTTTGCCCCCCGAAAGCAGGTGCTTGTTGATGCCGTCGTAACCGCCATTCTGATAGGAGTAAATCGCATTCTTTTGCGAGTTATTCCAAGTCTTGTCGATGTCTTTCCAATAGTCAGACATGGCCTGACTGACTGCGTCTGTCGTGCCGTCTTCACTGTTGCCGTAAGCAGCCGTGACCTTGTTGTAGTGGTCGCCCAAGATGTTCTTGGTCGAAGAGACCTGCTTCGCCACCACGGAGTTGCCGTGGGAGTCCTCGTACTCGTTGAGGTGGTTGATGTTCTTGTGCGGCGCCTTCTTGATCGCAGCAGCCACGCCCGACTGGGCGGCTGCTTGCTGAGAGGGCGTCACATTCGACGCAAGCGCGACGGGTTCCGGTTGGGGAGCCACACCGTAGTCGTTCTGGACTTTCGAGATAAAGGCGTTCATCGATTTCTGGCCCTGACCCGAAGCATTCTCGATCGGTTTCAGGGACGCGATAGCCATCTTCTGCGCACCGGCTGTCGGTTGCGACAGGGCAGACTTCAGCTCCTCGTGCTTCTCGTCGAGCGTCGGCTTCAACGAGGGACCAACCTTCTCCCAATGCTGCTGCAAGCTGGCAAGCTCGGTGTGGTTATCCGGGCTCATCTTGTGACCCATCCCGACGGGGCCAGCATTCGGCGGCACGTAGGTAGCGTTGTTCTTGTTGGCGTTGAGGACCTGAGTCATGTTATCGAGGAACCACTTGGCCTTCATCGGTATCTCGGCCTTGATCTTACCGATCTGAGCCATTTTCTCATCAGGCGACAGGTGCGGGTTGTTGTAAGTGGCCTGCGCCTGATCGAACATCTTCTGTGTCTTCTTGCCCAAGCCAGTCGGCTTTTGTTTGCCGGAGTAGGCCTGGTATTGAGGCATGGTAATGGTGCCATCCTCTATGCCATCGATCAGTTGCTGAGCATAGGCGGAAGCATGAGTAACCCCGTGCTTGTCGTAGTAGGCCTTCTGTTGCTTGAGCTGGTCAAGGGTTGACCAATTGAGTTGCGTCCCGATCCCCAAGGAGTTCAGCGACTTGCCTGAGGCGATTTCGTGAAGCTTCTTGGTCGCCCAATTTGCCGACGTCGCATCCTCGCCCGACCCCGGTGCGGGAGTCGGCTCAGGCACTCCTCCGTTAGGTTGAGCAGCAGCAGGTTGAGCTGCAGCTGGCTGCGTCGTGCTGCTTGCAGCGGCAGGCGGTTTGTGCTTCAACGCGTCAATGTGCGACTGGATGAATTGCGAGTTATCGAGCCCCGACGCAATCGACTTCATGTTGGCCAGAGCCGCTACCTTCGTCGTGTGGTCCAAGGTTGTGGAATTGGCGATGTTGTTGACATTCTCATAAAGACCCGGCGAATTGGACGCCACAGTCTTATTCAACAACTGGAACTGAGGAGTCTCCAATGGGCTCTTGGATTTCTCTACGTGATCAATCAGCTTCTGCATGTATTCCTGAGCAGCACCGCCCGGGGTGTAGTCGTCGTGTAGGTCATGCAGGTAGGACTCGACGTCCTTATGCCCCGGAGGTAGAGGTTTCTGGCCCGTGACGATCTTGTGCGCGTCGTAAGTCTGGCTGCTCGAGTGAATACTGCTCGGGGGCTCAGGCACGTCCGAGGCAGCAGCCGGCTGCGGGTTGTCGCTCAGGTGATCGATGAGCTGGCCGGCGTAGTCCTTGACGTGGCCTGGGGGGAGGTGGGTGAAGGCGGTTTGAAGGGTTTTCTTTGCTGCTTCGAGGTTCCCTCCGGAGTGCTTGCCCTCAGCAATTTCCTTCAGCGTCTTCGCGCCATCCTTGTCATCCTCGGATGCACCCTCGTAGATGTCGGGCAGTGAGCTGGTCTTCGCTGCAGGTTTCTCCGGCAGGACTCGCTGCGCAAGGCCGTCGTTTTCCTTGACGTGATCGGCCAACTTCGTCAGGTAAGCCTGCTTGTCGGGCTCGCCCTTGTAGTCGTCGGCCAATTCCTCGAGGTATTCCGCCTTCGACGCATAGCCGTCTGGCAGCTTCTTCGTTCCAGCAGCCACACCGTAGCAATGGTTGATGAGGTTGGAAGCCTTGAATGCCTCAGGCACTTCCGGAGGCTGCGGGATGTTCGTCGCCGAGGTGGTCCCGTCGAGGTGGTCGATCAGGGACTTAATATATGGCTGAACGTCGGGGAGTGTGTTCTCCATCTTCTTCAGTTGGGTGAGTTTCTCATCCTTCGACAGCGATAGATCGGTGGCGGCATTGTAGGCGTTGTCGGCGTGGTCCTTGCCGGAAGACAGAAGGTTGGTAGGAGGCTTCGGGAGGTTGCTCGTCGACTGCTCGACAGACGGCTCCTCACCAAAAATATCGATGCTCTCGGGTTCTTCGACGGGATTGTCTTCGAGGTCCTTGTCCTGATCGTTCTCGAGATAGGACATCATCTCGCTGCTGGGCTCGATGCCGTGGTCATGCTGCAGGTTGGACATGAACTCGTTGATCGTGTCTGCGTGACTGGAATGGCTCGAGCTCAGCGGCGTCAACGCGGCAATCAGCTTCTCCTTCTTCGCCGGGTCTTGCTCCCCGACGGCATCGATGATCTCGTCAAACTTCGATTGAAGCGCCGAGTCATGGCCCATCGAGTCCTGCCAGTCGCCGATGTGCTGCTGGTAGAGCCCCTTCGTCACCGAGCTCAGTTCGCCCTTTTTAGCGATAGCAGCAGGCGTCGGGACCGGCTCAGGCTCAACTGGTGCCTCGCCCTTCGAAACAGGCTCAGGCTGCCCTTCAGCTCCCTCTGGAGGCAGGGTTTCTGCGTTGTTCGCCTTGAGGTTCTTCAACAACTGCTGAGCATACGGCCGCAGGATCGGGTCCTTCATCTGGGCATGAGCTTTGAGGTATTCCTCGATGCCTCCCCACCCAGCTGCTTGGACGTTGTATTGACCTGTGGCTGCGGCAAAGCAGTTTTGGCAATACTTGATGGTCTGCTGATCCCCGACAGTGGGCGGGTGGGGAATGAAGGGCTGGGTGGAGTCCTTCCCCTTGGGTGCTTTCCCGGTGCTAGGCTGGGGAGAGCTCTCCTCTGCGGGCAGGGTCTGTGAGTCATGCGCTTTCAGGGTCTTCAGCACCTGCTCAGCATATGCCTTGATGACCGGGTCTTTCATCTTGGCGTGAGCTTCGACGAAGCCCTGCACGCTTCCCCATCCGTCCGCCTGGACGTTCAGCTGACCTGTGGCAGCATTGAAGATGTGGGCACAATCACTGAGGGACTGCGAACCGCCAACTGTGGGAGGATGAGGGATGAAGGGCTCGAGCGGGTTCTCCTCTGCAGGCGACGCCCCGTGGTAGGGCTCGTCCCAGTGATCGTGGTTGAGCTGCAGAGTGGGTTCGCTCGGCAACATCTTCTTGTTGAAGATGCTGTGGATTTGCGACAGAGGTACCGCCTCGCCGAACTCTTCCTTCGTCGCCTCGATGATGTTCTTGACGGGAACGCCCGACTTGATCAGGTGCTTGATGAAGCCCTGCACCGGGATCGTCTTGCCGGCGTTGGCCAGCTTGCTTATGTAGTCCTTGGCGATACTCTTTGTCTTTCCTGCACCCGCGCCGCTGGTGAACTTGCCATCTGATGCGCGGGGATGCTTGTGCTCCGCCCAGCCGGCATCATCAGCGCGTGACGTGCCGCGCTCCATCCGCTCCAAGCGCTCGAAAGCCACACTGAGGCCGAACTCGATCGCGCGAAGTTTTGTGCTATCGAGGGGCATCACATGCCATTCCCGGGCAGCTTGTCGATTGAGTGACCTGTCTTCTTGAGCAGGTCGTTCTTGCGTGCAATCAGAAGGTCGGCGGTCTTCATGCGTTCCTCCTGCGTCCCATATCCGTGACTGCCGCACAGCTGGCGGATGATGTGATCCGGCACGTTCTTGACACGCGCCGCGCTTTCCTTGAGGTGGCTCTCACTGATGTTGCCGAACACCTTGGCCGCCTGTGGCGAGATGTCCGGGTTCCTCATCGTCTTCAGCTCGTGGACCTCGGGTCCCCACAGCTTGTCGCCCTTGACGCCTCCCATGGCGCGGAACTTCATCGATCCGCCCGCGTCAACGGTGTGGAGCTTCCCGCCGATCGGCACTTGGTTGTCGTTCTCAAGGCCGACTGCGTCCCAGTTGCCGAGCCAAGCATGTGTCGCAAAGTGATCCCGTGCTTCCATGCGATGCTCGGCACTACCGGGATCGAACTTCTCTTTGTCGTGCTCAGCCCAATGACTGATCGTGCCAGGCTTGCCCTCATGCTCGATCGCATGTGCCTGCGTGATCGGTGCGCCTGCAGCTTTGTAGAGATGGCCAGCGAGCACCTCGTTGGCAGCATGCTCGGGCGATTTCGACGCCTTGACGTAGAACTTGTTGCCGAGCATGTCCTTGAACTGACCGCCCGGGTTGGAGCCCAGCTGCTTCCCCGTCTGACGCAAGATTTTTGTCGTCTTGGGCGTGTAGCCCGGTCCACCTGACCCGAACTTGCCGTCGGGACCATGCTCCATGCCGTTGGCATCGACTGCGTCTGCGCGTGTGGTGTCGTCGAGCATCACAGGTCCTTCAGCTTCTCGCGTACCGCGGCCAGCTCATCCTTGCCCTTTTTCGTCAGCATCTCTTCAGGCAGCTTGCCTATCGAATAGATGTAGGTCCCGTAGCAGCGGCAGAAGGGCTCTTCAGCAGGCTTTGTGATGTCCTCGAGTAGTCCTGCCGGGCCAGGCTTCACAAGGCCCTTGTCACGCGCCCAGGAGCTCTTAAACAGGTAGACCTGCTTGTCGCGGTCCTTGTGGTCCTCGCGGTAGTTGTATCCCGACTGACGCCAGTTGGAATTCCACACCATAGCGATGGCGCCGCCCTCGGTTGCGACGATATCGTTGATGGCCGAGGTGAACTTGTGTCCCTGATCGATCAGCACCCGGCGTTCTTCGAACGGGAGCGCCTTCAACGACTTCTGCACAGTCTCCTTGACCTCGGGCTTGTTGGCCTGCGTCGTGCCACCTGCCGGGATCGATGACGCCCAGCCCGAGAAACGCTGCAGCGTCGACTGGATCGACTTCTCGCGGTTCAACGTGATGAGGTTGGCGGAAGCAGCCACACGTCGATCAAGCTCGGAGCGCATCTTCGGCGTCAGGCGCTCGACGGTGAACTTCGACACGCCCGGGTGATACTTGAACAGCCCGCCGCGGGTTACCATGCGCTTGTAGATCGTCGAGAGCGTGGCTCTCAGCGTGCGATCGAGCATTGCCTTGGTGACCATGCTCGACGTCGCCGCCTGTCTGATCTTGGCTACCCAGCCATCAAGCCGCTTCTGCGAGTCATAGCCGCTGCGCGCCATGTCGTTGACTGCGGCGGTGATGGTTTCGTAGAAAGTCATTTGGGCTTGTAGGTGTCCATCGAGTGCAGCGAACTCGCCAAGCCCTTGATCAAGTCGGAGACGTCCTCGCGCGTGAGTTCGTGACGGACGCGCGTGATGGTGAAGTCAGGTGACACCGCGCCAAGCCCAAGCAGGACGCAGACATACTTGCCGGGGTCTCGCGCCTTGTCATCAGTCGAACCAAGCGAAGTCGCCACGGTCAGTGGACCGGTGTAGAGCGATCGCTTGGCCTCGAGCGCCATCACAGGCTCTCCGGTTTCTTGGGCGGGGGCATCTCGCCCTCGTCGTCACCGCCTGCACCTGGAGGGCCACCCATGCCGCCCATCTGGGCCTGCTCTTCCTGCTTCTTCTGCTGTTCCTGCACGAACTTGAGCAGGGCGTCCCAGTCGAGCTCAAGCGGGGTATCGAACAACATCTCCGACTCGTTGATGTTGTCAGCCGCCCATTGCAGCAGCAGCGCCTTGTTCTCCGGGTCGAGGTTCGAGGCGAATATCTCCACCACACTCGTGATGGCTTTCAGCTTCGTCTCGTCAACCTTTACCTTCTCGCTGTCGGGCTCGGTCAACAATGATGGCCAGTCAGCTTTGAAGCTATTCTGGATTTCGAAGAATGCCTGCTTGTATGTCTTGCCCTTGTATTCCTCGGGGAACTCCTTGACCAGGATATCGAAGAACTCCTCGTTCCATGCTCGATGCTGCACGATGCGATCCATGAACCGATACACGGAGTTCAGGGTGCGACGATAGCGCTCCACCCAACGCGCTACATCTTTGGCGTCCTCGGTGCCCTCGCCGAAGCCTTCGACGAACGACTCGGAGTTCAGGATTTTGGCAGGCATGCCCGACGCGACAGCGACGTTCTCGAGGATGTTCTTGCGCGCGGCGGTGGACGCGGCATCGATGTTGTTGAGGTTGAGGCTCTCGACTTTCTCGTCGGTGCTGATGCTGATGACGTTGTTGGTCTGCGCCTGCTTGAGCAGTTCGCGCTTGAGCCCCGCAGCCTTCTGCATGAGGTTGTCAAGGATCGATCCCGGAGCCTTGAGCGTCGCTACCAGCACGCCGGCCTTGCGTGTCACCATGTCGTCTGTGATCATCGACTGCACGAACGACTTGAGCGGGAACAGAGCTCGCTGATAGACGGAGCGTCCGACATACCCGAAGGCTGATGTCGTGAAGGCGATGTAGATAGGTTTCTCGTTCATCAACACGCAAGCACGGCTGCGGTGATACTCGCTGCCGTTGACGCGGATGCCGATGACCTTCTGAAAGTCCGGCGAGTTTGGTTCCTGATTGAGCACGAGGCTGCCGCTCGTGTTCAAAGGATCGAAGATGCTGAAGTAGATGTTCAACTTGGCCAGATCGAACATATCGATCGGCTCGTTGGTCGGGATGCCCTCGGCACCATACACGATCGATGACAGGCCATAGACGCGTGCCTGCGTCGCGAGGTTGGCGATGTGGGCGTCAGCACCGAGGATGTCCCATTCCTCTTCGAACTTCTCGCGGAGACGCTCGCCCGACGCGTGTGGTATCTTGATGTCCCGACGCTGAGACTGCGCCATCTCGACCGGCGCCTCGGCCATCTTCGCGCCAAGCGGGTGCCACAGGTAGATGGTTTTGCAAACCTCATACCCCGGCTCGCTGCCCGGCGAGATCGAGTCCGCCATGAGCATCGTCTGCAGCGGCGTCCCAAGCGCGGAGCCGTTGAGCGTGATCTGTGAGAAGGACTCAGACATGGGTTATGTCAGCAAGTCGAGCTGAGCAGCCGACAACGACTGATGCGTGGCCAGGTGGTTCGACACAGCAAGCGAGGACCTCAACCGCTGAAGGCAGTGGATCACTTGATCGAGAGCGCCCATTTCGATGTAGCACACCGAGGAATTGCCCGCGCCGTGGACGCGGATCGAGAAGGAGTCCCCGGAGGCTGACGGCCGGGCATCAACGACATACTCAGTCATAGGTTTATACCCCTTAGAAGCCGTCATTGTTGCCCAGCGCCAGAGCCACACCGTAGCACCACGTGTCGAGTGCGTCGTCAGCCTTGTTCTGCTGTCCCATCACGTAACCGAACACCTGCGCCTCGAGATGGTTGCGCGAGGTCCCTTTGTGCATGATGACCTTCTGATGCGCCCATTGCGAGATTTTGACGAGGCCTTGGTAGATGTAGCCCGAGACGCTGATCGCACGCTCGTCCTTGCCCATCGAAGTCAGCTTGCTATCGATCCCTGTTGCCGGCCATCCCTGGTTCTGAGCATGCTGCAGCAGAACGATGCCGGACGACTTGTCCTCGATGAATGCGCCCAACGATCCCTGACGTGCGCGGCAGTCGGTCGCAAACTTCTCGAGGTTCTGAAACACGGTCGGGAGCCACACCTCGAGCAGGGACCCATCGATCTGCAAGATTTCCCAATCGAGCAGGATCAGCGGGTAGCCGCCGTGCGTTGATCGCGCCCAATAGCAAACGGCTGTGCTGTCGTGCTTCTGCCCCGACTTCGCTGCGGTGTCTATGGTCGCAAAGACGTAGTCGCAGAGTGTGGGGTACTCGACTGGTTGTCCCTCGACGAGGCATTTCTTGAGGTCGAAGAATTGAGCGCCTGCCCAGTCGACGAACTCAGCCAGGTATTCTTGGCGGAAAACCAGAGGGTGGTTTTGCTCTTGCAGCAGAGCAAGCTCGTCGGGGGGCAGGTGTGGGTTTGTGGAGGTTGGTGCATGGTATTCGGTGAACCCATGCTCGGGGTTATTGCAAAGCTGCCAGAAGAAATTTTCGGGGTCATCACCGTTAGGTGTTGACATCGCCCAGCATGAACCGCGGAAGTCGAGCAACGTCGGGCGAATGGCCGCCCGCCACGTGTTCAACATCGATTTGTTCTTGGTGAAGGCTGCTTCGTCGATGAGCGCCTTGTGGTATTTGCGACCACGTCCCGCTCGGTTGTCCTCGAGACTCCAGAAATCGATGCGACCTCCGGTCTTCGTTCGGATGATGCCCGAGTTCCGGTTCGATGTGCCGATCACAGGCTCGAGCGTGTCCTGAATGCTCGAGTAGATTTCGTCCTGTTGCTTGTATGTCGGCGTGAAGATGCCGATGTTCTGCTGCTTGATTGCCCCATCGCAGGCGATGGTTTCGAGCTGGGTCGTTTTGCCCCAACGTCGACCACACCTGAGAGCGAAGAAGCGTGTGCGTGCCTTGAAAGCGTTGACCTGCCCCGTGTGAAGGAGAGGCAGCTGGACGGTGATCATTCGACGTCGGGAGGAAGACCGCCCTTGACTTGAACGACCAGCGCACCATTCTCACCGTTGCCGGTGATGCGGTTACCATACTTCTCAGGGAAAGCACCCTTGAGCAGGAACATGAGGAGGTTGTCGGAGCTCATGCGAGCCCGCTTGACAGCGACGTCCTCGAGGTTCTCCATGCCTTCACGTCGCGCCTCGCAGTAGCGCTCGTTGTAGGCTGGGTTGTCACGACGATACGCCCGCAAAGCGAAGGGCGTGATCTTGAACTGGGCGCAGGAGCCTTTGACGTAGCCGGTCTCCCTGATCGCAACAAGAATACCCTCGTAGCGATCGATGGTCTCTTGACGAGTAGGGAGCTGACGACTGCCGTTTCCGACTTTCCTGCCCCGTTTTGCTCCTGGTCGGGAGTCCGCCATGTCTTGCTCCCCGAAGGTTTCCCACAACGGCTATGGGTGCACTATGACGGATTACTAGTGCGCGGAAGCCAGCTCTGTCAAATTATTTTTTTCGCTCCGGTTTGCTGTTCTGATACGCATAGTGATCGCACAAGCGGTCGAGGATCGCTACAAGCCGCCCTGTCGCTACCCGCGGGTGCATCTTGTGAAGGTCGCCCCACTCCTCCATCGTCATGTTGTGGATGAGAACCTTGATCATCATGTCACGCAGGCGGGGACCTATCGACTGATCTGCGAACCGCACGCGACGCAAAGCTTTCAGCCGAGTCAAGGGAGGCTCCACACCGTGGAACCCCGGAGCACGGACCTCGGCGTTGCCTCCCGCGTTGATCCTCGCGCCGAGCACGCCCTGCTCATAATCCAGTCGGTAGCGATCAGCCGCTACAACATGGTCCTTCGTCACATTGCTCCCACGCTTCCTCATGAGCTCGATGACGTCGATCCGCCTGAACCCG